GATGTTGTTAAAGAGCGTATTAGCACAGTTAAGAAAACAATTGAATCACTCCAAAAGCCAGCATACTATGCAGAAACTATTGCTGCATTTGAAACACCAATGATGGAAGATGTTCCTGCAGATGTTGCAGAGAATTGGATTGACCAACTAACTATTAAACAGTTTAACGAAGAACTAGCAGATGTATTTCCTTATATTTACAAGCTAGTAGGCGAAGCAACAAAAGCAAAATCATTAGGTCCAGAAGACCTAGAAGAAGTAGCAGGTCCTGAAAAATGTTGGGACGGTTACAAAAAAGATGGCACACAACCAGGCACTGGCAAGAACAAAGGCAAGCGTGTAAACAAATGCGTACCAGAAGAAATTGCACTAGAGCAAGGCTTTGAAGAAATGATGGGTCAATTTGCAGAAGCAAAAGAGTGCGATGATTGCGGCTGTACACCTTGTGAATGTGACACAAACGAAGACGATGTACAAGAAGCATACATCAAGACATCAAAAGATGCAAGTGACGCACTAGGTGCATTACGTGGCAAAGGCAAGAAGATTGAAACAGGCGACGGTGAATACGAAGGCAACCTAGCAAACGAGTATGCTAATGAAGTATGGGATGTGTATTCTTGGATTGAAGCAAGAACAAACGGATTTCAAGGTATAGATCCAAAGTTCCAAGCAGCAATCGATGCAATGATGGAGTTGCGTAAAGAAGCAAAGAAATTAGAAACAGAATCAGGCTCAGGTAAGAACGGTAAGTTTGGTAATCAAATAGTAAACACATTATATCCTGTAATGCAGTATATAGATGCACACGACTTTGATAAAAAAGAAGATGACGACACAATGGATGCTCCTGAGGCAAAAGAACAAAAGACTCCATTAGGCGAATTTATTCTAAGTTACTTTGACTACACAACAGGACAGTTTCCAAAAGGTGAAACGGCAATTCTTACTATGGTTGAAAAAGACTACGGTGAGCAATATATTACTCCTGCTAAACAATTTATTGAACGCATTAACACTCGCGTATCAGAAGTAATGGGCTATAGAGACACCGATATGCAAGAAGAAGATCGTAAACTAAACGATGCTGACAAAAAGGTCATGCAAAAACTAACTGGCATGATTAAACAAAAGCAACAAGAAATGCAGGACGCAAGAAAAGGCGGCTATGACGAAGACGTAAGAATGATTGCGAGTCAACTAGAAGACTTTTACTCTATTGCTGAACTAATCCAAGGTAAAAAACCAATGGGCTTAGATACATCAGTAATGGATCTAGTGCATGACATGTACGACGAGGTTGGTGCAAAGTTTGGCGAAAGCAACGAAGAATTAAGTAGAATTACAGATTTAGCCGGACTTTAATAGTTTGGCTAAATACATTTGGACAACTAGTCCATTGATTTTTTGCAAGTTTTTTTAAGAAAAGACTTGACTTTGTTTGTAGTAGAGCATATACTAATAACTGTGCTACAAACAAAACAGGCACTAGTAGCAATGTAGCTACTGCACATAGGCATAACATTTTAGGAGGCATTAACTATGGCATCATTAGCAGAAATCCGAGCAAAGCTCAAAGAGCAAGAGTCCGGTAACAACAACCGCAGTTCAGGCGGTGGCGACAACAGCATTTACCCATTTTGGAATATGAAAGAAGGCGATAGCTCAACGCTACGTTTCCTTCCTGATGGCAACGCTGATAACACATTCTTTTGGCAAGAGCGTTTGGTAATTAAACTTCCATTCGCAGGTGTTAAAGGACAAACTGATTCTCGTCCAGTACAAGTACAAATTCCATGTATGGAAATGTATGGTGAGACATGTAACATTCTCAACGAAGTACGTGGCTGGTTTAAAGACGCAAGTCTCGAAGACATGGGTCGTAAGTACTGGAAAAAGCGTTCGTATATTTTCCAAGGCTTTGTTGTAGATAATCCACTAAGCGAGGACACTACTCCGGAAAATCCAATCCGTAGATTTATCATTGGTCCGCAAATCTTCAATATCATTAAGCAGGCGCTTATGGATCCAGATATGGAAGAACTGCCAACAGATTACACAGCAGGTGTAGACTTCCGTCTTAACAAAACATCTAAAGGCGGCTATGCAGACTATTCAACATCTAACTGGGCTCGTAGAGATCGTCCACTAGGTGATGCAGAAATGGGAGCAGTTAATACACACGGATTGTTTAATCTAAGTGACTTCCTACCTAAAAAGCCAGGCGAAGTTGAAATCAAAGTCATGCAAGAAATGTTTGAAGCGTCAGTAGACGGTGAAGCATTTGACATGGACAAATGGGGTCAATACTTCCGTCCAGCAGGCATGGCACAGCGTACAGGTGATCCAAATACGCAATCATCTACGCCAGCAGCATCAACTCCGGCGCCAGCAGCAGCACCTGCTCCAGCAGTAGAAGATGACGTTCCTTTTAAGTCTAACGAAGAAGTAGCGGCAGAATCTGCTCCAGCAGCACCTGCAGAAGGCGGCAATGCGCAAGACATTCTTGCAATGATTCGCGCACGTCAAGGTCAGTAATAGAGCAAGCTAAAAGGGTTGCATTGTCTAGATGCAACCCTTTATACTTGCCCAGCTTTTTAGATTAGGAGAAACAAATGGCGAATAAATCATTCGATCCAACGAAGTTTCGTAACTCGTTGACAAAATCTATTTCAGGTATGAGTGCAGGATTTAACGATCCTACTGATTGGATTAGTACAGGAAACTACGCACTCAACTATCTTATCTCAGGAGACTTTAATAAAGGTGTTCCAATGGGTAAGGTAACTGTGTTTGCAGGTGAGTCTGGTGCAGGTAAATCATATATCTGTGCAGGCAACATTGTAAAAGAAGCACAGAAGCAAGGCATCTTTGTAGTTCTTATTGACTCAGAGAACGCACTTGACGAATCGTGGCTACACGCACTTGACGTAGACACATCAGAAGAAAAACTACTTAAACTAAACATGTCAATGATTGACGATGTAGCAAAGACTATCAGTACGTTTATGACAGACTATAAGGCTATGCCTGAAGAAGACCGTCCTAAAGTATTGTTTGTAATTGATAGTTTGGGTATGTTGCTAACACCTACAGACGTTGATCAGTTTAACAAAGGTGATATGAAAGGTGATATGGGTCGTAAGCCTAAGGCACTAACATCACTAGTACGTAACACAGTTAACATGATTGGCTCACACAATGTAGGCTTAGTGTGTACTAACCACACTTATGCATCACAGGATATGTTTGATCCAGATGATAAGATTAGTGGCGGACAAGGCTTTATCTATGCATCAAGTATCGTAGTTGCAATGAAGAAATTGAAACTAAAAGAAGATGAAGATGGCAATAAGATTAGCCAGGTTATGGGTATTCGTGCAGGCTGTAAAGTTATGAAAACACGTTATGCTAAACCGTTCGAAGGTGTACAAGTTAAGATTCCATATGAAACTGGTATGAATCCATATAGTGGTTTGCTTGAATTGTTTGAAGCAAAAGACATTATTAAAAAGTCTGGTAATAGACTTGCATACACTACACTTGATGGTGAAGAGATTCTTGACTATCGTAAAAAGTGGATTGGTGAAAACCTTGACAAAGTTATGTCAGATTTCCTCGTAAAAGAGTCACGGGTGGTAAATACCTCTAATGAGGATATCAACGAAGATGTCGACGAAGATATTGATGTTGATAACTTACAACCTATCGAGGAGTAACTTATGGAAGAAGAACAGATCGCAGATATCTGGAATATGTTTAAAGAGTATCTTGATAAAAAACATATAGAAATGGCAGCTGAACGTTTTGTAGATTTAATGGCAGATTTTGGTACAGGCGATGACACGTTTACTAACTGTTTAGGTCACGAATCTGCATTAGATCATGCTATCAATTACTATTTAGACT